TATTTCAACCATTTCTTCTGCAAGCTCTTTATTTTCTAATAGTCCAGCTTTCTGTAACATATCTATTCTTTTAGATTCAATGTCCATAACTAGCTTAATACCAGCGGTTTTAGCATTTAAATTTGCAGTTGTTGTCGCATCTTCTATAACCTCATATGCCTTTGCTATTAACTTGCTGTAATGTGCATCGGCACCAACAAGAGCATCCTTTGCACGAGCACGAATAGCACTATTATCTGATGCCATTTTTTTCCATTCATCAAGATGTGCAACGACACGAGTTCTTGGCATATTTAGATCTTTAGATATTCTTGTTGGATCGCTGCCCTTTAAATATTCTTCAACAACACGATTTACCTCATCAAGATGATTAACAAGTTCTAATTCAGTGTTTGTCATACTTTCCTTCTAATCTATTTATTTCATCTTGAATATAAAACATGGCTTTTCTTAAATCCTCAATATGTTTTTTTTCGTCTTTAATGCCAGCTCTCCAAAGATATTTAAAAGCATTACCAATATTAAAATTGCGATGCCTAGTTATTTGAATACATTCAACTCCAGAAGGATCGGTTGTATAGTGTTTAGGATGATTAACCTGGTCTACTTTTGTTACAAGCTTAGTAGGATTACTCTTCATTTTCATCCTCTTTTAAATAGTCGTTATCTTCATCTAATAATTTTGATAAACTAAATAAGGTGCTTGCAGTACCAATTACAGCAATAGCTGCTAAAGCAATTAGAGATGCTGAAATCTTTTTCATCTTTTTGACTTCCTTAATCCAAATTTAGCTAAATAAACATAGATAGTTTCTACGCTTGATCCACATTCTTTTGCTATTTCTTGAGGAGTCTTTTTATCCATAATATAACGTTTACGAAGCCAAGACTCATTTGTATATAGTTTACCAGCCATAGTATTATTTGTCAACTGCCTTATCCCAATTATTTAATGCCCAGTGACCTATACCACATGCATCTGCTATATCGTTGTCGTTTATTTTTTTATCATACAAAATATTAATAAGCTTAATAGTTCTTTCTTTTCTTAAATTTCTTTCATATGCTTTATACCAAGCAGCAGATTTTCCAGGATTAGCAGATCTTATACTGAGCTGTTCTTCTTTTGATAATCTTTTATTGCCCAAATAATTTTGCCAGGTTATTGGTGATACTCTACCTATTTGGTTAATTCCAGTTAATCCTATACCGCCAATGATTGCACCTTGCACCATAGCTAGATCTGCAGCAGTTTTTGGGGAATTCATAAAAACTGTATGCTCAATAACTACAGCATCTATATTATATAATCTAAAAAATGCACGAGTTTTAGCAGTTGCATCTATAACTTTTTGATATATATCGTGTCCAAAAAATAAAACCTTGCCAACATCTTTTAATGCTCCATCAGAAAAAATAGCAAAGGCTATAGTATTGGTGCTGGCATCAATTGCACAGATTGTTTTAGGTTTAATTATCTTGTTCATAATCAATCATGCCTTTTATTTTTTTTAACATTCTATTAACTTCTTTTTGAACAATATTGCAGTTTGAGCAAAAGCCAGAGTCATTATATATAGACAGGTTAACTCCACAACCACCTAAACATCTTCTTATTTTTCCTTTTCTTTTTAATCTTTTTGTTATTTGATATCTTTCTGCAATTTTTTCTTTGGTTGCAATATCTCTACACTCATCCGAACAATAAACTTGGTAGCTTACTTTTGGATTAAAATATTTTTCGCAATCAAATCTATTACAGAGTTTCACTCAATTCCTCCAAAGAAGCTATCTTTACAGTTCCAGCACCTGCTTCTTCACACGCATCTCTTACTGGGCATGCTTTACAAATTTTTGAGTTATTGCGATAATTTTTAGTTGGTAGTGTTTGGTTCTTCCAAGCTTGTCTTACATCTCTCATCCACTCAAAAGCATAATCAATCCATTTTTTATAATCGTCATTAACTTCTACTGGAATTATCATTAAGTCGTGAGTATTTTTATTTTCGTAAATCAATACACCTTTAGATTTTTTTAAAATTTTCATATATATTAAAAGCTGAACTAGATGTCCAACTTTAGGCTTATTTGTTTTTTTACGATATTCGTATGCTTCACTCATCATAGTTTTAATTTCTGCTATAACTTCTTCGCCCTCCCAATCAATCATGGCATCACCATAGCCAAATATTGGTGGATCGTCATACGTTACTTTAAACTCTGTTGTTTTTTCATTTTTATCATTTGTAAATACTTTAGCAATTCCAGAATTAATCATTGCTTGTTGTATTCTATCATGAGACATTGTTCCAGACTGCATATTGGCTGCAGCATATGCATCTGTGTCATCTTGAAAAATTGCACCATTAAAAGCCAAATACCAATAGCGTGGGCATTCCCCATGTCCATAAACTATAGTAGATGGGGCAAATGTTTTTTTCTTAGTATGCTTAGGTCCACGCATTACGGTGTACCCAGAATTAATCTTTTCAATAATTTTTTCAGAATCAAAAATTTTTTCTTGTCGTTTTTTTTCTTTTTTGCTGTCTGATTCTTTTAGCATAACTTGCTTTAATAGATTTTTTGTCATTGTTATCCTTTTTGTTATATATAAGTATATCAGACTAGCGCATTATATACTTGAGTGCTGACACAAGATTGTTTATGGACTCAGCTGCCGTATAATAAATATTTTTCTTACCCCTATCAGACTTATCAACATTTGTCATCCAGGTGGCTCTAAATGCCATTTTTGCTGCAATGGCCTGAAGTCTTACAATTTCAAGACTAGCAACATGAGGTGGAATATCTGGTTTAATAATAAGTTTTGCTATCATCGTTAATGCCATGGTCAGTTCTTGATCTTGCATATGATCAGATATTTCAGATAGACCATTAATCATTTCTAAAGTTGTTCTAGACTGTTCGTTATTTTCCATCATATTCCCCTAACATATTTTCTAAAATATCTAGTTCTATTATAGCAAGCCTAGTTTTAATTCCGTTTTCTCCAAGTACCACAATAATAGCTGGATCATTTCCATTTCTTATTGCATCTGTTGTTACTTTAGCCCAAACATCTTTATTTAATGTAAAAGACTTAGAGTTTTCTTTAAAGTCAACAGTAAAGTTGTTCCAAGTTGCATCACCCTTCTTAGTATTTCTACCAGAATTCTTATGCTGTTTAGCTCCTAACCTTTTACTCTCGTTCTTTTCGCTCATAGTCTTTCTTTTTTCTATATCCTACATAATATAAATTAGATTTAGAAAGATGTTTGTTTGAACACATCCAAGACCATACACCAGTTTCTGGATATAGCCTGCATTCTGCAACTTCCTCCTTGCATGTTCGGCAAAGAAATTTTCCTGGATAAACAGTAAACTTAGACATTAACTAGCTTAGACTTTATAGATTCTTGTAAGTCTAAATCTTCCTTTACCCTATTAATGAATGCTTCTCTACCTTGAACTTTTGTACCATCTTCTAGGTTATACCATGCACCAGTTCTTGCTACCATACCATTTAGTTCTGCTGTATCAACAAGATCCCCAATGGAATCAACCCCAAGATTGTTGCCTCTGAAATAAAAGTCATATTCACCAGACTGGAATGCAGGAGAAGTCTTAGAGAACTGTAGCTCCCAACGAACTTTTCTTCCAATCTTTTCTTCAATAAGTTTATCTCCAACATTGATTTTTCCCTTGATTGCTTGATTATCTGACTCAGATGAAAACAATTTGATAACAGTTGATGAATAAAATTTAGTTGCCTGACCACCAGTAGGCTGTTGGCTGGTATACATAGCATTAATATTATTGCGTGATTGTGAAATTAAAACCAATAAAGTTGGTTTTACTTTATTGTTTGCATAGTTAAGCATCTTCCACGCATTGCTAAAATCACGAGACTCTGCACCAATCTGCTTTGTATTTTCAAGCTGCTTTAATTCATCTGAATCTTTTTCAAAATAAATTGCTGGAAGAAGTGATGTAATACTATCAACAACTATTAGATCAACTCCAGCCTCCATTAGATTAACACCAACATCAACCATTTCATTAATAGTTCTAGCTTGAGATACTATAAGATTAGTAGTGTCAACCCCTAGTTTTTCTGCCCAAGACTTGTCATATGACATTTCTGCATCAATCCATGCACAGACTTTTCCTTCTTTTTGTGCCAATGCTATCATTTGTAAACAAAGAGATGACTTGGCAGAGGATTTACTTCCCCATATCAGGACTTGCCTACCGTATGGCAATCCACCATTTAGTGCACGATTAAGTCCAAAACTTGGTGTTGCAGCATATTCTGTTTTTGGTACTGAGTCTCCTATAAGGATATTTTTTCTAAGTTTTGGATTTAGTTGTGATAATACTTCTTCTACAGTTAATGTCACTAGAATCTTACCCCGTGTTTCTTTGGCCTAGTGGAATTTACTTCCATCTTTTCTTTTATTGCATAGTCAAGAGATTTTTTCATATACCCGCCATCTACCATACCAGCATATAGATCAAGGGTACGAATAATAATATCTGCAAACTCATCAGATAGCTTGTCTGGATCCATATCTTTGCGTACAACCTCAAGAGCTTCTACAACTTCAGATACAATCATCATCATTTGCTTTGCAACAAATATTTCATCTGCTGGTCTATCCCAAAAACCCTTTTCTACTGCATTTTTATGTATTTTTTCTGCTAACTCATCAAACATTAACTACATCCTCCATTATTACTGTTCCATCTTTTGTTTTACCAAATTCAAATTTATATACATTTCCTGCCTGTACATTCATGTAAGCTTTAGGAAATGCTGTTGGAAATACTGTTACTGCGTGAAGCTCTCTACCAGAATCTGCAAGAGTAAGAGAGGCCATCTTCTTTCCAGCCTTAGTTATTCTTGGTTTAAAAGATACTACAAACATTTCATCATCTTTATATGGCAACATCTTATAATTTAAGAACTTTATTAAGGCATCGGATGAATTAGATATTTCATCAACAGGTACTGCAGAAACAACCCTATTATCGTTTGCAAGGATAATATAAGTACGACCAGCCTCAATAGTCGTATTCTCTTCATCAAATATACCCACGCTTCCTGTTTTATCCAACAACTCTATTCTAGACCAACCTTTTGCTCTCTTAATTGATTTTACCATACCCATCAAAATAAAAGCACCTTTTTCTTCATACTCTTCAATGTCATTTATATATGCATAATAGTGTTGTGGTATTGGCATATTAAACTCTGGAAGATTAAGATACTCATAAAGATTTTCTCTTACTTTATTTTGATCTGATGGATTATCTGAAAATGTAAGTGCACCAATAGCATTCATTGCCTGAAGTGCACGACTATTTACTCCGTTGCCTTTTGTAAAAGTAAACTCTTCTACATGTTTATATGAAGAGAATGGACGAGCAGCAATGTACCTATCAGCAATAGTATCAGAAATATACTTAATAGCGGAGAGTCCAAATCTAATACCCTTACCCTCAATTTTAAAATCTTTATCCGAATCATTAATATGAGGCAACTTAATTGGAATGCCCATTCTTTTCGCTTCAATCAAGTACTCCGTTCTTGTATCTTTGTCCTTCTCGTTTTTGAGAAGTGCAAACATAAATTCTATTGGGTAGTGGTATTTGAGCCACGCTGTCCAATACGAGAGAGTAGAGTAAGCAACGGCATGTGATTTGTTAAACGAATATCCCGCATGTGCTTCAAAATCATGCCACAAATCCAGAGCATCATTAGGAGC